GAGCCCTTTCAGCTTCTCTTCGGGGCAAGTTGGAATTGAACGAGAAATTGCCTCAATCATCTTGAGCATCACTTCGTCCTCACCAATGTTTTCTTCTTCATTGGCTTTTGCCGCTTCTTTTTCTTCTCGAATCAATGTGATGTACTCACCAACACTTGACTCGACAACTGGGTATTCTTCGCCACCGATTTTCACGGCACGCTCTTCTTGCGCGATTTCGTCTAAGTCGAACAGGTCAACTTTGTTACTCATGCTTCACCTATTGCTGATTGATTAAAATAATTAAGTGGCTACGTATGTAGCCACTTAGATACTAACTTAAGGAGTAGTTTCTGTTGCTGTTGGGTCACCAACGCTGAAGAGCTTGCCTTCGGCATTCGGATAACCTTTAAACTCAGCATTAAACACTCGTTCGTCGTCTTTCTTGAAAGAGTATTCCATGCCACCCGGCGTTGACGCCTTAAAGATTGTAAAGTCTTGCGACTTATCTTCGTCAGGTAAGTCAATTGGGTGCAGAGTTAATGGTTTAGCTGACTTAACCAAGTCCTTGCCAATGCCAGTGTCGACGTCAACACGTTTCTTGGTTTCGTCAGTTGCGTCAGTTACCAAAGTAGCGCCTGGCATTAGCGCGACAAGGTTTTCCAAAGTGGTTTCGGCAAACCGAGCCGATACGCTCACGTTACGACCTTGAATGAACTCTTTAACAACCGTGTCACCGTATTGGTCTACAGTTGTCTCACGAGTTGTGGTTGTCACGCTAACGTCTACACCACCAATCGTTAGACCCATATCATTGCCGTCGAGCATTACCTTACAGGTGCCCAACTGAATGTTTTCAATGTTCCCGTTTTGTGTTCCTGTTGGCATTATTACCCCCTGTTGACAAACACAATCTTAAAATTCGTACTAAATTCATAAGCTGAACTTTTGTTCTTGCGGTACTGAACCGGCAAGTGCTTCGGCTTACACTTTTTAATAAGTACGTCTTCATTTCCCAAGTTCGCAAAATCAAGTGACTTAACGATCTTGTTAGCCAGCTCGTTACCGGGCTGGATTCTTTTTGAGGCGACTATTACTTGAACCTCTGTCTTGTAGTAACCCGGAAGCTCTTCATCGTGAGTTACCGGGTCCATGTCAGGCATAACTGCCACCACAGTTTCGCTATCACTTGGGATTTGAGGCAGTTGCCGCTCGAATACTTTTGGCAGACCGTTGTTCACGTTAAAAGAGGCGCATATACCCTCTGATACCAGTCTTTGAGAAATAATCTCTAAGTACATTAAAATGCCCCCTTAAGAATAGAGCGGACCCTGCTAACTATCTCTTCTCTCTGCCCTCTGTAGGCTCGATCCATAAATTTAGGGCCAACGTTCACCCCAAGCCTTTCCTGCTTCTCTTTTGACTTGGGACCAAGCTCGTAGTCTCTGTTCTCGTGAAGCCAAACTAGGTACTCGCCAACCATAGAGTCTTGTTTAAGCGCTATGTGAGTCTCATCGACAAATACCGAGTAAACGTTTCTTTTGAAAGGCGCTCTTTCAATGTGAACCTGAATGGCCTCTGTCATATCCCCGTCATCTACCGGGACGAACATTTGCGCTCTATCTCTTATTTGATAGATTCCGTTTTCCAGTTCGCGATTGATTTTCTGGCCTGTTTCTTTGTAGCCGTTCATGATGCGCTTGTTAAAGCGAGAAAGTTTCGCGCTGAAATTCGATACGTTTCTTACCCCTGCCATAACTTACAGGTCGCCTCGTAATGGTCTATTTTTCCGCTTATATCTCTCATGGGTCGCATTTCAGCAACCTCATGCTTTTGAAACTCGCCTTCTATCTGAACTACCGAGTCAGGTCTAGCTTCGGTGCTTGGGCTTAATTGAACCAGGTACTCTCCGGTTTTTATCTCACCTCGACCTCTCGAGCTAGATGCGTCCGCTCTGATGGAGCTAATGCTCTTGCCAGATCTGCCGCTCAATGGCGTGCATATTTCTCCGCCTATCTTCACCAATTCTTTCTCTGCATAACGATTCAAATCGTAAGAGTAGATAGTGATCGGTGTATTCCCCTTAAACATAGCCTTATTTTCCTCTCTGGCGTTATGTATGTCAACGTTTAGATATATGGAGAGAAAGAGGCGGACGTTCTTGGGTGATAAGCTCCATCGCTTTTCACAGAATCAATCAAACCGTTCAGTGTTTTTGCTCTGTAAACCTCAGAACGTCCGTTGTGTCTTACTTCTACCGAGCCCTTGCCGAGCTCATAGGCGTAAGATATTTCGGCAAGATTGACAGCCTCCGACGCTACCAGTGCAATCATGTCTTCAAACAGCCGCTTGTTGCGACCGTCTGTCACTCTTCCGGTGAAACTGATTGAGCTTTCGGAGAAGTTTCTCTTGCTCATAGTGACAAACAGTTCATTTGCCAGTTGCTTTACATACTTGCCCGACTCTCTAATGAAAAACTCTCTTTCTTTGCTGGCATCGTAACCGGGTAGTCTGCTAGAGACGATCAGGTCAAAAGCTGAAACTAAACTGAAAGACGCTGAGTCAGAAAGTTTTGATGAAAGAACCCGAAAATTCTTTTCACCTCTGTGCTTTGACAATGCCCCCAAGAAAGAAAGCCTAGTTGCGTATGCAATAGGCTTTATCTTTTCCGCTTTCATCGCGTCACCACAACCGAGTTATCAATATATCGAGCTATGTAACGCCAAGCTCTTTTGTGGATCATGTTGTCCACCGGCTTCGAGCGAAAGAATGTCGTTGACGATTCACCAACTGTTTTCGAGAAAACCCCGGACTCTCGCAGCTCTTCATTAGGGTCTTCCTGCAAAAGAATGCTTGCCTGGATTAACTGAGCCTTTCTGAAGTCATCTATTACAACGTCGGGCACCACTTTCCAATCAACAAGGCTAGGAACGCTATGGCCAAATATGCCTTTGTTCAACGGGAATCGAGTTATCATGTCGTAACTCTCCATTAAAGCTGTAATTAGCTCGCCACGGTTTCCGTTGAAGTTTATCTTTGTCAGTCTAGGTATTAGCGACAACGCCTTGTTAAAGCTCATAAATGAGTTTGAAAAGGGCTGTAGCCGCTGCTCTCTGACAACAAAGTAGTAAACAGTGTTTCGGTAAGTGTTGCCGTCTACACCTGTCATAATGAGAGATACCGCTCTCACGGATGCACCGGCTGAATCTGACAGCGCGTTGTTTTCCGCATTGACGGTTAATTGTAGTGGCGATGAAAATTCAGAAACGGTGCCAGTTTGAAGAACCTGATCTTCGTCATCAGTAACCTCATACTCGGCACTAGCTACATCGACAGGCTCACCCTCTTCGGTTTTAAAATCGATTTGAACGTGAACGTCATTGTTCTGCAAAAAGCTTTTCATCACCACCTCTCAATTAGACTTTGAGTAATTTTTCAATCAACTCTTCGATGCTCTTTGCAGAAACATCGTGCTTTTCACCGATTTCGCGTAGGCCTTTAATGCCACGGTCGTCAGCTACAGACTCAAGGTACTCGCGGGTGTACTTATCGCCGCCGTCTTCCGTACCTTCAATGCCTTCTACAGAAGAGCTATCTTCTGCACCTTCAGCACCGTCTTCCGGGTTCGCACCTTCCTGCTCGCCGTCTTCTGAGCCCGTTGGGTTGTTGGTTTCAGTTTTGTCTTCATCACCAACATCTGCGTCAGCTGAACTCAGGTCTTCAGAGTCTTCACCTTCAGGGGTATTATCTGAATCACCGCCACCAGGATTGTCGGAGTTGTCAGGGTTGCCGTCTTCACCTGATTCCGCGTCAGTTTTTTCTTTCGCTTGTGCTTCACGCTTGGCATGAGACTCGCGTGAATAATAAGTAACTGGCGAGATTTCGTTACCATCATCGTCAGTAATGGGCATTGAAGCGCCGATACGTATGGCTTCTTGAATGCTCATCAAGTCAACAGAGCGGCCTTCTTTGAACTCAACCATGCCAATCATGCCGGTGTATCGCTCTAAGCCTTTCTGTTTAATTCGAATATGTAGTGCCATTAAACACCTCCAGTAAAAACGGAAAAGTGGGGCAAAAGCCCCACTTTAATGCCAGCTATTAGCTAGCGATAACACCTTCAACCGCAGATACCGCTTTAGTGCTCTTAAGAGCCATGCCGCAGTACATTTTGATACGAGTACGAGTCGCATCGCGGTTTTGAACGGTACCAAGATCTTCCAGTACGAAACCGGCTGTACCTTGACCACCATACAGACCGTGTAGGCCGCTAGCTTCGTCAAAGTTGACCGCGTAAAGCTTAGAAGTCTTGTCAGATGTACCTTTCGCTTCGGTTTCGATTTTGTCATTCACCATGATTGGAACACCGTCGTGAGAAGGCATTGTCAATCCGCTTGGCAACGTGACAAAGTCAGGAGTTGTGCCGCCCAGTGAGCGCAACAACGCCTTGTAAGCGCGGTACATATCTTTACGCATCAGGATTGCGTCAGCACCTAATTCACAAGCGTCAAGTAGCTCATCGAGCATTGACAGTGAAAGTGCATTACCGTCCGCTGCTGTGGTGATGGTTTGTGCGCTAGGCACCAAGTTCTTCAGACCGTTGAACTGCTTGTTAGCGGTAGAACCGTTAACCAGTGCGTCACGGAACTGCATAGACATACCCTTCACCTTGGAGGCGATCTGGATAGCCTTCTGGCTGTTCGCATCAGACTGAACGTTGTTCAGGAATTTGTCGACGTCTACGTCACCGATCAAGATACGCAGTTTAGTAGTGATCTCGTCGAACGTGCTCGCGCTTTCGTTGACGTCCTGGTTAGGGTCTAACCAGTCACCTTGCGCCAAGGTTTTCTCACGGTTGTAAACGTAAGCTTTACCTTCTGTTTCCGCAAAAGGCAGCATTTCAAATAAGTTATCCGTCTGGATGAACTCTTCGATTACGCCGCGAACCAAGTCGTTTTCTGACAGTTTCGCCGCTTCTTGTGCTAGTAATGGCATCTAACTTACCTCTTTATTAAAAGTGAAAGGTATCTCAGCGATGAGATACCTGTTTGCTCACAAAATTGGGTTAGCCGCCCTGACTGTCCAAGCCAGCTCGGATACGGTCAACCCCTTTACCAACGGTCTTCTTAGCTCGACCGTTACTCTCTTTGGAATCAGAGCCTTCTTTAACCTTTGAACGCAAGATTGTGTCTTTGTCCGGGTCCGCCTCAATGATGCGCTGCAGGGCAACGTCGAAAGAGGCAGGGTCGCCGTTCTTATCAACAATCTTCGTGCGGTCTTTGGCTCCTGATGGTTTGTCGTAAGCAACCATTTTTCCATCTTCACCGACCTCAAAGTGGTCACCGTAAATCTTCTGAGTCTTCTGAGGAGAAGGTACCAGGTTTTCACGGATGAACTGGCTTTGGCCAAACTGTGAATCAACAACAAGAGATTTAAGCTGTGTATCGCGATCACCAAGTTGAGACTGCAATTCTTCAATGGTGGATGTCAGCTCACTAATTTTCTCATTAGCTTCGCTCTCAACCTGCTCAACACGACTGTCAGCTTCAGCGCGAATTGTCTGTTCAAGCTCTTCATAGTTGCCTTCTTCAGCCAACTTACGCTTTTCACCTTCTTTCTGTTGAGACATAAGCTCTTGATACTGCTCAAGGTCGATGCCTTCAAACTTGCTGTTCAGCTCTTCAAGCTTGCTTTCAAGTTCTTGACGCTGAGTGCTCGCTTCTTCTAGCTGACCGCTTAGCTCTTTAATCTTTTCCTTGCGAGACATCGACTCTTTTAGAAGCTGACGTTTTTCAGGGTCCATGCCCTTGTCGTCATCACCTTCTTTACCGCCGTTGTCACCGCCTTCGTTGCCGCTGCCGCCTTCATCGCCGCCGTCGCTGCCGTTATCTTGGCCACCACCACCGGCTCCGCCGCCTTCGGCTCCTACTTGATCTTGAACTAATGTGCGATTAGCCATAAGTTTCTGGAAAAATGTCATTGCTACTTACTCCTTCCAACGGTTTCTTGTTGGGTTAAAAAAAATAAACGCCATTCTCTCGGCAAAACTACTACTCATCTTCGAGTTGATCAGACTCTTGACTTTCGTCATCTTGGTTCTGCTGATTAGGTAATGAAGATTTCACTTCCTCACCCAAACCAGAAGACTTTTCAAATTTCTCCAGGGCATCTTCCATTTCATCGATTGCTTCCTGAAGTTCTTTGATTTCTTTCTGAGGTGCACCCTGATAAAGCTTATTAACAGCTCGCTTCAACTGATACTGTCGCAATTTAAGCGGTGTAGTAATCATTTCGTAGCGTGCTGACAGCTGAAGCTCATCTTGTGCACCAATAACATCGTAATTCTCCGGGTACTTAACCAGAGGCTCGTCGATGTACTTCTCATCCCATTTATCGTGGTAGCGCAGAACAATCTCTATAAGCTTGTTTTCCGCCCACTCAAGGCTTTGACCTTTTGAAATAAGAAGAGAATTGACGCGCTCAAAGTCGAACGCCTTAGCAACGCCGGATGAATTGTCGATACCCATAGCGTTATCTTGCTTGGTACGCTCACCGGCCATGCCAATGCAGTGATAAATTTCATTGATGATCTGCTGAACCACGTCAGTGATCAGGCTTGCCTGTTTTGGATCTGGAGACAGGAACATCGGCTCTCCGCCTTCAGAGTCGTAAAGAAACACACGTTTGGTGCCGACTTCCTGCATCTTTTTTCGAGCTTCTTCATCGCCAGTTTCGTCATCAACACTCATGTGCTCCTGGAACAATGAGGATTGAGCCGGCATAGCGAGCTGAGAAAAGGTTTGGTCCTGGATGATTGCATCCAGGTTTGACAGGTAGTTGGCAACGGCGCGGTCGAGATAGGCAATATCATCAATTAGCGACTGAGAAGAATACTCTTCATCCGAAATCTGATGATCAACCGGGAACACCGGAACAACGCCCAAGTTGTGAGAGCCTTCTTCGATAAGTCTCGATGGATCTTTGGACGTCGACTTGGGTTCATCTATCGAGCCACCTAGCTCGAAAAGATACCAGTCCGTCTGAGTCCAGATTCGAATTCGATCAACTTCCTTTGTGTCACCAAAAGGATCGGAGTCATGTCGAGCTTTCTCAGCAAACATGATCCAAATAATGTTGCCGTCATCGTCGTAGGCAACGTCAAGCATATCCTGGGGTCTCTTCCAGTAGAAAAACGTCCGATAATCGGCACGCTTTTCATCTTCGACTGACTTAATTTCACCTAGAGCTTTCGTTGCATCAACAACTGCCCAAATACGGCCGTAGATGGATGACCCTTTCGAAAGTGTTGGCATCATTTTCTCGATAGACCAACCATTTCGACGAGAGCGACGCCAAAAGCGTTTAATTTCTTCAGGCGCGTCCTGTGAACGCACCACCTTGCCGCATCGCCAAACATATTTGTTGACGAGATCAACGACTTCTCTGGTGTGGTTGAATC